GTGCTTGAGGATATCTCGCATGACTAGCCTCGCGATTCCGAGTCGGAATGATGCAGCAATCACGTTTGCCATTCCAACCAGGAAGGATTTTGACGTCTCATTAAAGATCCCAGCGGCAAATTTGCTCGCGATAGATCTTGTGAATGCTGTCAATATTTCGGGTACAGTTACTATTCAAACGAGAGACATATCGATCAAGCCGTATCGGACAAGTGAGGCATTGAATTTACTTGAAAGTAATAGCGTCAGCGGTTCGTTCGAAGAATTTCCAAAGGTGCAAGCATGAGCGTAAATATTGGTGTCGCGATCCAGCGAGTAGAGAATAAGTTACGAAGACTTTATGACGCCAATGGCGATTATCCTGATCTCGTCGCTGCATTTGTTGATAATTATTATCGAAAAGCGAACGGCAACACCACAATAAGCCAATTGATCAATCACAGTCGTGCTGGCAACGCCACGATGACGGATGGCTATGGTCCAGAGTTAGTGACTAATGGTTCATTTGCAGGCGGCTTAACTGGCTGGAGTGATGACAGTGACGGAACAGGTGTAATTGAGTACGTTGATGGTGCCGCACGTATATATCACCCTGATAGCACTGGGACAGTAAGGCTTAATCAAGATGTAGGCGCTGTCACTGGCAAAATGTATGAAGTTTCTTTCAATGTTGTTGCTGGAACCACGGGCAATTTGCAGTTCAGGATTGGTTCTTCTGCTAGTCAGATTGAAAGCATCGCTGCTACCACAAAAGGCGTAATTGTCAGGTACATGTTAGCAGCAGGCAGCGAGCTACAGTTTTTTCGAACATACGGTTTAGACGTTACCATAGACAACGTATCAGTCCGCGAGATGCCAGTCATCAAGTGGGGACCGCATAATCTGTTTACGTATTCTGAACAGTTTGACAATGCGGCTTGGACCAAGACAGGCACCGTAACAGTGACCGCAAATGCCTCAACAGCGCCTGATGGAAGCTCAACAGCCGATAGGGTTGTTACTTCAGGTGCTTCAGCAATAACGCAAAGCGTTATTCAGGAATTGAGTCATACTATTAAGGTGTGGGTAAAAGCCGTTACCGCAGGATCTAACAATACATTTAGACTGCAAGGTACTGGAGGACAGTTTCTTCTGATCTTACAGCTACAGGTGATTGGCAGTTATTTTCGTTTGCTCCAACAATTTTAGGGACGAATGGCAATTGGGGAATAAATAGAGATAGCTCAAACAACGCTATGGATTTATATGTTTGGGGCGCACACCTCCACCGCTCAGACTTAGGCGGCATGGCAGACAACCCTGATCGTGGGGATTCATACGTTCCGACAGCGGGGCGTGCCACTGGCGCTGAACTTGTTACGAATGGAACGTTTGACAACGATATTTCTGACTGGACGGAAACAGACACAAACAATCATGTAACTCCGTCGTATAACAACGGAAAGCTACGCCTAACATCGACAACGAACACGTCGGGTGCTGTTTGGATGGGACAGACGTTAAGCAACTTGACTGTAGGGCAAACACACATAGTAACGGCTGATATAACGATAACTGGTACTGCAACAGCGTCAGTTATATTGCACAACCCCTACATTACTTCGTTTCCCACAATTACCTCTAGTGGAAGGTATCACTTTACCTTTAAGCCTACATCGACAAGCCATGAAATTAGAGCTTTAGTTAATGCAGGATTTACATCAGGATCAACAGTAGACTTCGACAATATCAGCGTCCGTGAATCTTCTGTAGATCCTTCAGCCGCAGCGTACCTCCCCCGCGTAGCACATCACGTCTACAACGGTGACGCCTGGGTAAACGAGGGTGTCCTGGCTGAGTCTGAGGCTAGGACTAATCTGATTGATTACAGTGACTTTAGTACTGGCTACACTGAAGGGCGAACGACGTTAACAGCGGATCAAGCTATTTCACCTGATGGCACAGAAAATGCCGCTGAGGTTGTAGAAACCACTGATATAGGGACTCATTATGTTAGTACCCACACCACAGTAACAGCATCGGTTGATTATACGTTGAGCGTTTATGTAAAGCAGGGATCTGGTAGTCGCAGTGCAATCCTCAGAACAAATAACGAGGGTTCTGATGGTTACGTGGTTTTTGATTTTAGTAGCGAAACCATTACAGAGACAGGAAGTGCAGCAAGCAACCAAACCAGCCAAGACGTTGGCAACGGCTGGTACAGGATTGCGTTTACCTACACTCAGTCAGGCGACACAAGTAGCGGTCTTGTTGTGGGTATTAGTAATTCAACGACACCCGGCGCTAGCCTACCAAACTACACAGGCGATGGCAGTTCTAGTCTTTTTATCTATGGCGCTCAGTTCGAGGAAGCATCCACACCTAGCAGTTTCATTCCAACGTCTGGCTCAAGCGTCACAAGAGCCGCAGAAACCTTCACCATCCCATCGGCTAACCTACCCTGGCCTGATCCTGTTTACATAGGTTCTGAGCTGGTTACTAATGGGACGTTTGATACGGATACAACGGGATGGACTGCCAGCAACGCAACACTATCGGTTGAAAGCGGCGAGCTTAAAATCACTTCTACTGGTGGAAATAGGCCGCAAGCTAATCAAACCATTACTACAACCGTTGATAGAGTATATGAGATAAGCGCAATAGCAAGAACAACTAGCGGGTCTGGTGATTGTGAAATAGAGATTTCAGGAATTGGTAGCGGTACTTCGGGAAGAACTTCTAATACAACAAACACTAGAATATTTCATGTGTTTAGAGCGACAGCATCGTCGCATATTTTGCAGGTAAAAATTGATGATGCAGTCTCAGTGGCTGGAGACGTTGTTTACTTTGACAACGTAAGCGTCCGCGAGATAAACCCGCTGTCAGTCTCCATCGCTATGGATGGGCGAGTGACTTATGCTGATGAGGATCAAAACGCAGGACAGATCTTTATAAATTGGACTGTAGATTCAAACAACTTAATTCAGATTTATGATGATACGCGAGGAACTGACACTGGGCAGATTAGATTCAATCAAAGCTCATCAGGAATTGTTGATGTTGTTGATAGTGCTATAGATGCATATTCACCAGGCATCAACGTTCCATTTAACATCGCATCACGCCACGGCTCTACCTTCATTAACGGCGCAATAGACGGCGTAGCCCTCACAGCTAACACAACGCCTACGGCATTGCCGGACTTGTCTGCTACTGATTTGTCTCTAGCCTACGACTACATGGGCACAATTAAGCTATTTCGTATCTGGAATGAAGATCTAGGTGATGACGGTATTGTTGCCGCGACTAATCCATCAACCGAGCCGAGCCTGAATCTGACGTTCGATTCTACGCAGGCTAGCTATGTAAACTTCGAGTGGAGCGAATAATGGCTAAGAAATTTAGCAATTACGAAGACTTAATTACCTTCACTCGCGCCAGTACGGGCCATGCGTTGCGCCCTGTTAGCTATGGGACTGAGCTGGTTACTAACGGGACTTTTGATAGTGATGTCAGTGGGTGGACAGAGACAAGCGCAAGCACTAGCGTTTCTGCAAGCGGTGTAGAGGTAACAACTACAAGCACAGACAAAGGCGGTATCGTGCAATCAGTGTCATTAACTGTGGGCAATACTTATGTTTTTTCTGTAGATCAAAGCGGAGCTAATGACGCAATTGTACAGATTGGATCTGCTAGTTTTAGCGGAGAAACTTATCAGAACACTGCTGTAGACGGCTCTTTATACTTTTCTTTTGTGGCTGACTTTTCGACAACGTACATCAGCCTCAGAGTTCAGAATGCCGCGTCTGGGCAGTCTTGTACGTTTGACAATGTATCAGTCAAAGAAGTCCTCTTCGATCAACCAAACGGCACCCTGACTCTGTTCGAGCATCCCGATAACTTTCCTCGTGTTGAGTACGACGCAGATCGTAATAGGCTTGGACTACTGATCGAGGAGTCTAGGACTAATCTGTTTACTTATAGTGAGAAGTTGAGCGAAAAAGTCGAAAATATGTCTACATCAGACAACGCCGCTATCGCTCCTGATGGAAACCAAACCGCTTCTTTTTGCAGGCCTACCACGTTCTCTACTGAACACTACATTGACGATTCAAATGTAACATCAGGAACAGACTACGCTATGTCCTGTTTTGCAAAGCAAGGCCCCGGTGACTACCTTCTTGCTTTTAGAGGATCGGGTATAGGCAGTAATCCACCACGGTTTAATTTAGAAACAGGCACTATTGACAATACAGGCTCAGCAGATTGGAGCAATGTAAAAATAGAGGATGTAGGTAACGGCTGGTACAGATGTAGTGCTGTTGCAAATCCAAACAATACTACGCCATTACGTTTTCAAATAACTGAATCTGGCGGTACTGTCGCTTTTGCTGGCGATGGAACGTCTGGGCTTTACATTTGGGGCTGTCAGATAGAGCAAGCGTCGTTCCCCACCAGTTACATAAAGACTACAGGAAGCACTGCAACACGCTCTGCGGATTATCCTATAGACATTAGCTGGGATAACTTCGGCTACAACAAAAGAGCAGGTACGTTTGTCGTAGAGTTTGATCATACCGATCCTGACAATAGCGACACTAACTATCTTCTTTCTGGAGGAGGTAGCGCTAGGTTTTTCTATAACAATGCGGGCACAAGCGTATGGTCCGTTTACGACGGCGCAGGTATGAGTGTCAGCGGTGTGCCTAGTGACGGAACACCATTAAAAATTTCAGTGGCTATGTCCGACGCAGGGACGACGGTTCACTTAAACGGTACGTTAAACTCATCTAGTCCCTCTATTACTCCGCAAGATTCTATATCTTACAATACGCTAAACATTGGTGGTGTTTCTGCGGTAACAGCCCTTAACGGCCACATCAAGTCCATCAAGTATTACCCACGGCGTCTAACTAACGTACAACTTCAGGAGCTTACGACATGAGCGAAGTAGTAACAGAAGATATCGTTGATATCGTTGAAGCACCTAGGCGTGACTTCTATTTAAAACTAAACGCTGAAGCAGATATGCCCACAGCGTTGGCTGACTTCTACCGCCAGGACTACGTGACCAACGTGGACGAGGAAGGGGTTGAAACTCAGGTTGCTGACGGCGACCCTTATCTGGTTATGCATAGTCATGATTACGCTATCGACATCGTGGGTACGATCCACGAGCCGACGGGTGCAACAACGACTGATGAAGAAGGCAACGAGGTTGCAGTCATGGCTGCGGTTGACGGCTGGCATATCAACATCCGGTTGATCGGTGATAACGAAAGAGAAAAGGTTGAGGCTCTGGATATAACGTATGGCGTTATACCTAACTCACCAAGCAGGGTGTGGGCTTGAGTCATGCAGGAAGAAGCAAAAACAATCGTTGACGGTGTAGCAGTTTCAGGCGGGATCGCTACCTTGGCTGGCTGGTTGCCTGACATCACCGCGCTTCTCACGATCATCTGGTTGAGCCTGAGAATCTGGGAGTCTGATACCGTCCAGGGATGGGTAAACAGAGATGGCTCCGATTGACGAGAACACCAATTTCGAGATATCGATAAAGGCGATCATCTCTATTGGCTTTGCTGTGTTCACCCTGACTACGGCTTTCGTCACCTTGGACTCCCGCATCACCTCGCTCGAACACGGTCAAATCGTTCAAGATATGACGATTGATAAGAACTCTCACTTCGTAACTAACTGGCCACTTGGGAACTTAGGGGCACTCCCCGACGATCTGATCCAGAATGCTGAGATCATGGCGCTCAAGGAAAAGCAGATCGAGGTCAAAGAGTTACGTGAAGATATCCGCAGACTTCAGTTGGAAGTCGGGGCTATCTCTGCGAAAGAAGCGACAATCGCTGAGAAGATTGAGACCTTGTTTGACATTTGGAATCAGTCAGTAGTGAACCAGGCGAAGGACAAGTAATGGAAACGGTTGATGTCATTGTCTCTTTGTGGCCGGTGGCTGCGGGGATATTCATCTTGATCCTCACCATAGGCAAAATTCTGAACCGCCTGGACGTTCTCGAGTCAAAGATGATCGAGGCTTGGAAAGCAATCAACGAACTTTTAAGAAAGTGAAGTTCTTCCTCGTCATGAAGCTCACGTTAGGAATTTGGATTGACGATAACATTTCTTTCGATACTCATTCAGAGTGTCGAGTCTATGCCAATCAACTTGAGAAGGCTGGAATGATCGTTATTTGCGAACCAAGGATTGTCCATGAAATTTGACGCAATTAAAAATTTAGTCGGCGGGCTTGCGCCTACCATCGGAGCCGCGCTAGGAGGCCCTGTCGGAGGCATGGCGGCTGAAACAATCGCAAAGGTACTAGGATGCAGCCCTGAGCCGAAATCGATTGAGAAGGCATTACAAACAGCCTCACCGGAACAATTGGCTGAAGTCAAAAAGGCGGAGATCCAGTTTCAGACTAGAATGAAAGAATTAGAAGTTGATGTCTTCGCGCTTGAGACTCAGGACATTCAACACGCCAGGCAGACGATGGGCAAGGACTGGACGCCAAAGGCCATTGCCATCATGTGTGTAATTTTTTTCGGCGGATATATTGCAATGGTAACAATCCAAGATCCAGCAGCGAATGATGACGGAATAGTCAATCTCGTCCTCGGGTATCTGGGCGGAATTGTTTCTTCAATTATCAGTTTCTATTTCGGCGCAAGCCATAAGGATTAGTGTGAATAAATTAAGAGAAATGCTGAAGCGACATGAAGGAATCAAGAGCCACGCCTACAGATGCTCAGCAGGTAAAATAACAATTGGCGTTGGGCGCAACATTGATAGCGATGGTGGTCTTGGCTTGAGCGTTGAGGAAATCGATTATTTACTTGATAACGATATCATTCGCTGTATCCAAGAGTTGAACTCCACGTTCCCCTGGTTTAACAGCCTCGATAATGTCCGATCCGATTGCTTAGTGGATATCTGTTTCAACTTAGGCTTGCCTAGATTAATGCTGTTTCAAAAGGCAATCGCTGCTATGAAAGAAGGCGATTATGATACGGCGGCGGATGAATTCTATGACTCTAAGTGGGCTAAACAAGTCGGCAATCGAGCGATTGAAGTCTGCGAAATGATCAGAACCGGAAGATATAAATAAAAAGCCCCGAACGGCTAGGGGAAGG